AAACTCACACCCCAGAGATGCGACAGCAAATGCTCTTACCATTGCCTATGTTTATTTTGAAGAAACAGATGTGATACAAATAAGAGATTTAATGAATGACTTAGGTCAAGAACATCAAAGAATGAGTATATCTGGTCAAGAATCTTACGAAAAACTCTGTAAGTTATTCGGTTGTGATTTTAAAACTTGATAAAAGAATAACACTAGAAGTTATGATTGTTTGTGTTAGTATCTGAGATATTGTGAGAAAAGATGAACAAAAAACAGTCAAATTATGCTCAACCCTGAGAGAGAAGATACGCAATCTGTATGTTCAAGGCATAGAAAGCGAGGGGGGTGAAAGGGTATTATTCAGTCTGGACAAGTTAGCTGAAGAACACAATGTAGGCAAAAGCACTCTCTACAGGTATGCCAAGAACGAGAACTGGAAGTTTCAGAAAGACCAGTTTCAAGAATCTTATTTGCAAAAGCTAGATAATCAGAGAGCAAAAGAACTCGTAACAGAGAGTAAGAAGTTTGATACCAAGACAATCAACATATCAAAGCAACTACTCAATGAGATTGGTAAGTTCATAATTAACTCACAAGCAGATGACGAACTAACACCACCAGTAATGAATCAACTTGCAGAAGCTACATTAAAGGTACAGAAAGCGTGTAAGTTAGCGTTAGGTGAATCAACAGAGAATATGAGTCTAAATGCAAAAGTTAGCGACACAGAAACATTCAGAGAAGCTCTTGGAATGTTGGACGAGATTGCAAGAGCAAAGTCAAAAGTCAACGATTCAGCTATACACTGAATGGCTAAAGACAGCTAGACCCAAACAACTAGCACCTCATGGAGATTATTTTATTTGGCTAATTCTAGCGGGTCGTGGTTGGGGCAAGACTCGTACTGGCGCACAGGACATAGCTTTATATGCACTTAGGAATCCAAACACGATATGCGCTGTAGTAGCACCCACATTCGGCGATTTAAGGCGTGTCTGCTTTCAAGGAAACAGTGGTCTTTTATCAATCATGCCCAGAGACTGTTATTCAACAGAGTTTGGTACATACGGTTATTCATCAACAATATGTGAGATAAGATTATCTAATGGCTCAAAGATTGTAGGTTATGCCGCACACAATCCAGATAGATTGAGAGGTAGTCAGTTTCACAGGGCGTGGTGTGACGAGTTATGCGCGTGGGAGTATGAAGATGCCTTTGACCAGTTAATGTTTGGATTGAGATTAGGTGATGACCCACAATGTATAATTACTACAACACCGAAGCCAACCAAATTACTAATGGGATTACTTGACCGTCAAGATGTAATCATTACTAAAGGCAACACATTTGAGAATGAAGCTAATCTTGCAACATCAGCGCTTGAGATGATGCGCTCAAGGTATGAAGGCACTACATTAGGTAGACAAGAACTATATGCAGAGGTGTTAGAAGATATAGAAGGCGCTCTATGGTCAAACAAACTGATAGACGAAGCGAGATTGCCTTATGATACTGAAAGAGAACTCACACAAATAATAGTAGCAATAGACCCCGCAGTAACAGCTAACGAGAACTCAGATGAGACAGGAATAATTGTGGTTGGTAAAGATGCTAATAATGAGTATTATGTACTTGAAGATTTATCAGGTAAGCATTCTGCTGATAATTGGGGTAAGATAGCTATAAAGGCTTACTATGAATGGGAAGCTGATAGGATTGTAGCAGAGGTAAACAATGGTGGTGACTTAGTGGAAAGATTGATTAGAACAATAGATTTCAATGTTCCATACAGGTCAGTAAGGGCATCAAGAGGTAAAATGGTTAGAGCCGAGCCTATTGCCGCCCTTTACGAGCAAAGGCGCGTTCATCATATTGGTGTTTTTGAGAAACTGGAAACGCAGATGTGTTCATATACAGGACAAAATAAACAAAGTCCTGATAGATTAGATGCCTTAGTCTGGGGATTATCAGAATTAAGCAAGTCGCGTGGTATCGTTAATTGGAGAATAAGCTAATGGCATTGTTAGACAATATAAAAAATGTATTCACGATAAAAGGGAAAGAATATAAAGCAACAAACATGGTTGGATATTTTGGTGTTGGTGCTAGTGACCCAAAACAATATAAATATCAAGACTTAGCAAAAGAAGGCTATCTAAAGAACGCAATCGTATACAGATGTGTCAATGAAATATCAAAAGGCGCAAGTGCTGTAGAATACTGCCTTAAATCAGGCGACCAGATGATTGAAGTACACCCTATGCTTGACTTGATTGCTAGACCAAACCCATTGCAATCATACGCAGAATTTTCTCAAGCATTGTTTGGCTTCTTACTACTGAGTGGTAACGCATACATACTGAAGGTTGGTGGTGACATAGGCAGACCAAAAGAACTGCATCTATTAAGACCAGATAGGGTTGTCGTCAATGGCGGCAGTAAAGCCATACCTGAAAGCTATGATTATATGATAAACGGGAGAGTCCAAGAGTCATATCCTGTTGACCAAGACACAGGTGCAAGCGATTTAAAACACATCAAGCTATGGAATCCATTAGATGATTATTATGGTTGCTCACCTTTATCTGCGGCGGCAGTAGAAGTAGACCAACATAACCTGTCCAGTAAACACAACATCAACTTATTAAACAATGGTGCTAGACCTAGTGGCGCAGTTATATTCAAGCCTAAAGATGAGTCAGGCTTCAATGTCAATTTGAGTGAAGCACAAAGACAGCAATTACTTACAGACCTCAACAATAGATTTCAAGGCGCGGGCAATGCGGGAAGACCATTATTGTTAGAGGGTGACTTTGACTGGCGTGAGATGGGTTTAAGTCCAAAAGATATGGATTTTATAAACCTAAAACACATGAGCGCAACAGATATAGCATTGTGCTTTGGAGTGCCAAGTCAATTAGTAGGTGTACCAGATGCACAAACATATTCTAATGTCGCAGAAGCGAGACTTGCCTTATATGAAGAAACAATCATACCGAATTTGAGATTACTGCAATCAGACCTAAATGAATGGCTAATACCTATGTTTGGTGAAAACCTTAGATTTGAATACAAGGTTGAGAGCATACCCGCTTTATCAGAGCGTAAGCGTAAGACATTTGAAAATGTGACCAGTGCTGTACGCGAAGGTATCATGACAAGGAATGAAGCCAGAGAAGTATTAGGTCTTAGCCCAGTAAGCGGCGGTGATGAAATTTATATATCAGCAACACTTTTCCCTCTAGGTGCAGAGTCAACACCAGAGCCTACTGAAGAAGAACAAGAAAAGGATATTGAAGATTATGAAGAAGATGAAAAGTTTTTTGATGATTTAAAAGAAGAATACAAAGACGAAATGACTAACTTCCCAAAGAGAGGTGATAATAAAAAGATTTCGTTACGCAACAGTAACTACCCGCAATTTAGTTATGAGTTTGCTTCTAATGTAAAAAACGAGGGAGTAGGTAAACAAATATGGAAAAGCGGTGGCAACATAAGAGGTAATGAAGCATTCACTCTATGGGGTCGTGCAAGAGATGGCTCAGAAACAACAGCAGTGACAAAATGGATAAAAGAAAGAGAAGCATGGGCGGCAAGGCACTTTAGAGATGGTCAGGCTTTCAAGAGTGGCAAAGAGCCTAACCTTTCTAATGTAGCGGGTGTTGTAGCACAAATGAAATGGGGTGTGGTTGGTACTCTAGGCGAACAAGGTATGAAAGATGTCATACTGGAACTCACCAAAAAATTAGAAGGTAGAAAGTCATTGGAAGATTTTATGCCAAATGAAGATGACACACACTTATCAGTGATTATGGACGAGAAACAAGTTTCAGAAAAAGTCAAAGAAGCGCTGAAGAACAAGGTTGACGAGCATAACGAGAAGTACGGAGACAAGCCAACTAAAAGAGCAACTGTAAGAATGCTTGAAGCTGTATTTAGGCGAGGTGTTGGTGCATATAGAAACAATCCGCAAAGCGTAAGACCTAATGTGACTGGCTCTGACCAATGGGCTTATGCAAGAGTGAACAGCTTTCTGTTTGCTTTGAGAAGAGGTAGGTTTCAAGGGGGCAGACATGACACAGATTTGTTTCCTAAAGGACACCCATTATCTAGTAAATAATACCCATGCTTCACCCTTACTCACACAGAGAAAACGCTGTCAGGGCGCACACAGGGGCTACAATTCTTAATGTTATACAACAAAAACGCCTAAATTCATTCAAACAAGGCAGAATCAATGTCAGGAAAGAAGTAAGAAGGCAACGCCGCTTACGGAATAATTTAGAGAAAATGGCATTTAGGAGATTGAGTAGTCTTCCTCTACCGTATCTTCAAATAGACAATTAGAAAACAATGTTTTCACGGTTATGAAAAGACACTATCGTAAAATATTCATAACAGTATTCAAAGACAATGAAGCACGCTATGAAAAGATAAATAAAAGTGTTGATGTTGCAGTTTTTGGTAGAAACAGAGATATAGAAAGATTAATTGATGTTTACAACAATGATAGAAACTTATTCTTGGCAAATATGACTCAATCAGTTACTAGAAATATCCAGAATGTAATCACTAAAGGTAGAGCAGATGGGTTGAGTCTAAATCAAATATCCAGAAACATAAGGAACACAGCACCTATAGCAAAACGCAGAGCCGCCGCGATTGCCAGAACAGAAACACACAATGCTGTTAGTTTTGCACAGCATGAGTATCACGGCATAGTCCAGAATGAGTATGGTGTTAGTATGATGAAGAAATGGGCGGCAACAAACGACCTTAGAACACGGTCAGCGCACAGTGCGGTCAATGGACAGACAAGGGCTATGGACGAGCCATTTGATGTAGGCGGCGCTCAGATGATGCACGCGGGCGACCCTAAAGGCGGTGCAAAGAATGTTATCAACTGTAGGTGCGTTATTATTTATGTTGATGCAGATGAAATAGAGGAAGCAGTAGATACAACAGCGCCATCAAGAAAACCAGTAAACGATTTTGGAGAGCAACACCCAGACGAAATCAAACCAAACAAAGAATCATTCAAAGGTGATGAGAATATAAGTATCGTGAACAGGAAGTCTCAACCGTTGAATAATGTCACTCATATAAGAAAAGGGGCTTTCTTCAACCATAGCGGCACAATTAATATGGGGTCAAACTATGGAAGGTCAGGTGCTTCATATAACAGCGTGTGGCGACATGAAAAAGGACATGCGTTTGATTACGACACAAAACTTATGTCCATGTTGGGTAGTTATGCGGGCAGAGCAAAATATATCAATAACGACCATGACAAGCTGATGCGGTCAAAGATAAAAAATGCCGTTGATATTGAATCTGATAAATTTAGAGGAGTAGGGTCAGGAGAATCAACTTACGGTGGTAGATTCGGTATATCAACTTTCATGGCTAAACAAATTTTAGATGATAGGAAACTACTACGGAAAAGAAACAATGACATCAAGAAGAAAAGAAAAAATAAAGATTTAGAAAAAGATACAAGATATAATTATTTTCAACTTGGCGTATCACCAAAGCTAGTGACAAAGACCAGAGAAATAGAAGTATTAGGTGAAAAAAGAACAATAACAGATGACAAAACTATATGGGACACAAACCTAAGTAAAACGGAATTCGTTAAGAAATGGAAATCAGAACTTGATAAATCAGAATCAATTTTGAAGTATGATGATTTAAAAGTATTGTATGGTGATGATTTTCTTGAATCTGCTTACGATATTGCAAAATTACCAAATAACATGGAAACCTCGTATTTCGGTACAGGCAAAAGTTTCAGTGATTTGTCATCTTGGCTAACAAACTTAAAATATAACAATCTTGGTAATGGGTCAGATTGGTTAAAGTCAAACTTCAATTATTATCTAGCAAAATCACAAAAATCAGAATCTATAAAAGACATAGTAAACTTTTCTGATTTGATAGGCTCAATAACTAATAATAGCGTGATGGACGGTCATGCAAAAAGTTACTATGCAAAAATGCCAAAACTTGTAACAGGCTTGTCTGACGGTCACTTAACAGAAACATTCGCAAACTTCACCTGTTTATTAGGAAGTAAAAATGCTGATTTATGGCGTAAAGTCTTGGCATACCACACGCCTGATTCATTAAAAGAATATGATGAAATTATGGAAACACTGGCAAAAGCTAAAGCCATAGATGAAGCAGATGTCGCTTTGATGGATTTAACATGAGATACGAATATTGGTTAGTAAATGGAGTCATGTATGACAAATTTTTTGAAGTAGAGAAATTAGATGTTTTGTATGGCGATTATCTTTTTATAACGAATGAAGATGCGGGTACACATATACCCACATATAAATTTCCTGATGGAGATATGCTTACAAAAACAGATATAAACAAGATAGCTAAACTGATACAAAGAGCAATAGACAACAACACGAAACTCAAGGCAGAGGATATATCTGAGATTGTAGACGATTATCCAGATGATGTACGCATATAAAAAAACCGCCCGAAGGCGGTCTTAGTAATCACGCAGTGAAGGATTACGCTATCACTCACCCCATTTTGCGACATATTCGCTATCTGTCATGTTAGGGTTATTGTAGTCTTCTTTCTTGAGCAATCTTTTCAATCTGCCTTCTATGTAATTCAACAATGGTGCTTTTTGCTCTCTGGGTAATTCCTTTGCTTCAATGAGGTGAAAAAATAGTTTTTGTAGAGAGGTAAAGTCCAACTCTCTGACTTTTCTTTTAAAACTTTCTTTAACAATGTATTTCTTTTCCATCTTTATCTCCTTTGGAGTGGCTTACGCCACCCCCATAGTTTCAAGTAGTTTATTTTTAGCAATCTTCTTGCCGTTTAGTGAGAAAGCGCATCTGTGTGAATCATTGTGTGGTCTGTATAAATCTTGCTGTCTCATAACTTTCAAAGTTATGTCACCAACACTTACGCTTCTAGTGATTGATTTCTCGTAACCCGCTAAGTAATCTCTTGTTTCAGTGCCAAGTCTATTTTTTACCATCTGGTAATCATAAAAGCCTTCAAGAACTTCTGATTCCATGTCTTCAAGAATTTTCTTGGAATCAGCAACATTGATGAGAGCGTTTCCATGTACTCTTTCAATTAAGTCCTGTAGGAAAGCAATGTGGTTGATAGCGTAGCTGATGTATTCATTAGCTTCTCTTATCCAGATTTTATTTTGTTCTTCTACTAATCTTTCAACATCACTTCTATCGTATTTCTTATATTCGCCCTTGTCATAAACACAATCGTATGTTTCAATCACATCACCCAAAGAAGCAACATCTATCATCTGTACTTCTTCATAATGCTCAATTTTTGTACGAGAACAAAAACCTATTTGCTTAATTTTTAGTTCGCTTAATACTTTGCCAAACATACCTCTAGTAGTGAAAACTACAGGAACTTGAGTGACACCAGTGAATGTTTCTATTTTTTCTCTTTTTGCTTCTATCGCATTTTTCATGTTAGAAATAGTGACTTCAGAAATTCTTTTAGAAACTTCTAATGGCTCTTTGTCAGAGCCTATGCAAGTGCCATTAAAGAAACCAAACTGGACATCATAACCATGTTTAGCTAACAAGTTATCATTAGTGCTAACAGCTTGCACTCTACCGCAAACTTGGCAATGACCTTTGTGTGTGTGTGTATTTTTCATATTATTTACCTTTAATTTAATTAAACAACACAATAATAGTAACACCTATAGTTATTATTGCAACTACTTTAGTAACTTTTTTGAAAGTTTTTTTTTACCGTTTTTTTTGACCTCTGGTTAATTTATTGTAAGATTGTTTGTGTTGGGCTAATATGAGTGAAACTTAATAGAGGAAACCTTTAAATGAACACTGCAAAAACAGCGCAAGATGTTCTGGCTAATGAGCCTAGTTTAAAAAAAGATTCTATACAGAATGATGTCAAAGAAGAAATAAGACGAGATGTATTCACCACAGAGGAAGAAGCAACAGATAGAGCAAAAGAGATTGGTTGCGTAGGATTCCACACTCATGATGACAATGGCAACACAATATATATGCCATGCAAAACACACGCTGAATACACAGAACTAACTGGCAGAGAAGTTTCTGGCTACGGCAAAAGAAAAAAACCCAAGAAAAAAGAATCAGAAGAAGTAACAGACCAAAAAGACTTCTTGCAAGTCATATCAGAACTTAAAGCAATGGTTGATGATGATGATGAAGACAGAGAGGAATATGGGCGCTTTGAGGGTTACGCATCAGTGTTCAATAACAAAGATTTAGGAAATGATGTAATAGAAACAGGTGCATTCAAACGCAGTCTTAGAAGGCGTGGTAACAAGGGTGTAAAACTTTTATAT